GCGAGATTGGCGGATGTGAGCAGAACGACGGTCGGCTATCAGAAGCACGAATTAGAGCGAGAGGGGGTCGAAGCATTCCGCGAACTCGCGCAGTTGCGGCAGGAGCGGGACGAGGCGCGCAAGAGTTATATATCAGCGGTCAAGGGGCGGCAGGAGTTCCGGCGCGCAATGGCTGCCGAACGCGCCCGCGCCGAGGCGGCGGAGAGACTGCTAAGGCGGATCGCCGATCCAAGTTTCGGGTCCGAAGGATCGCAGTCGCGCAATGACTATGTGACCAAACTGGCGGCAGAGTTCATAGCCGCGCTCGCGCAGGAGGGGAAATGAACCGAGCCGACCGTCGTTCTCTCACTGCTGACGCGCGCCTAGTCTACGAGAAACGCATCGCGGATTTAGAGGCCCGCGCCGAGACGGCGGAGAAGGATGCGGCGAGATTGGATTGGGTATTAGCAGAATGGCTGAAGCTTGGGCAGATAACTTCCATCGAAGCGACCAGAGCCGTAATAGACAATGAAATGGACATCGACGCCGCGCTCGCGCAGGGGAAGCCATGACCGCCCCATCGCCGCCGCTGTCGGATGAGGAGATTGCGGCGCTGCACTTGCGCGCTTGCGCTTGGTTGTCAGGCTCGCGTCAGTCTCCCAGTATTGCCGACGCTCTGATAGAGGCGCAGGACGCCGCCATCGCGCAGTTGCGAGTTACAGCATCCGACTGTGACCGCATGACTGCGCTGGTCAAGAAGTGCCGAGATGAGATGGAGCGCGAAAGCGCCCGCGCCGAAGCGGCGGAGAAGGATGCGGCGAGATATAGCTACTTGCGCGATAACTGCGACTCGCTGCATAAGGGGCAATACCTCGGATACGCTTTCTATCCGACGCTGCGTTTGCCTGTCACGATTCGAGGCGATACGGCCCCAACGCTCGACGCCGCCATCGACGCCGCGCTCGCGCAGGAGAAGCCATGACCGAGCGAACGATCCCGATCATCGAGGTGCTCTTGACCGATTCCGGTAAATTCACCTATCGCCTGCGCGCGACCCAGCTATCGACCAAAGCCTACGCCCAGATCCTCGCCGCTCTCGCCGTGGACGTGGCCGAGATGTTCGAGAACGAATCCGAGGGCAAGCTTCCGAAGGAGGCGGTCTACGCGCAGATCTGCGAATACCTGAGGGAGTCGCTCGAAGACTCCCCGCCCCAGACTAATCTGGGGATGCTTCAATAACCTGCGTGTTGGTCAGCGCCGGAGCGCCGTCGAACTGGATGATTCGCTCCCGGATCTGCTTGATCCGTGGAGCCGCTTCTTGGAACCGCTGGTTCAGCACCCGCAGCGTCGCTTCCACTTCGTTCGGGTTCTCCGCCGGTCCCACTTCCTGATACAACTTCTGCGCGGCCAGCAGCTTCACTTGCGCGAGCGCCGAGTTCGTCTCCGCCGTCACTTCAAGGGAGGCCAACTGGTGGAGCGCGTCGAGCGCCTCGGAGCGGTAGAGGGCGGCGCGGATCTTGAGATCCTTGTCCACCTCTTCGAGCGTCAGCTTCCGGTACTCGTCAAGGTGCTTGTAGTCGCGCTTGCTGAGAAGCTTGATGTACTCCCTCATCTTGTGCGACATCTCCATTTCATGCCGCAACTGGCTGACCGACATCTTCAGCACCCGAGCCGCCGCCACGGGGTTGCCCATGGACATCTTGAGCGCGCCCCTGATGCTGCGCTGGAGTAGTCGAGGGTTCTTCGATACCTGCGCCGCGTCGTTCATGTCGGTCATGGTCACACCATCTTGAAGTTAGTAGCGAAGCCCAGCTTCTGCACCTCGGGCAGCCCCTTCGCGACCCGGCCCACTCCGATGTCGGGTCGATAGAACGGATCGTTCGGCATCTTCACCTTCTTCACCGCCGCGTAGGCGCTGCGCCGCGCTCCGGTGATCGTGTCCCCGCACCCCGTCACCACCGCGATGTAGTCCCCGGCCGAGACGTAGTTCGGCATCCGCACCACCTCGTCCCCCACCATCACCGGGACGTCGCCCTGCATCATCACTTCCGAGAGGTGGACGTGGTCGAAGTCGATTTCACCATAGATCGGGATCCCGCTCACTTCCTTGTTCGTCAGGTGCGAGTAGGGAAAGTCGGGGATCGCGATCACCACCGAGACGCAAGCCTCGTTCTCGGCAACCTCCAGCGTGTCGCGGCCTTGAATGAGATCGAGCATCCAGTCGGCCGGATCTCCACGGTGGGTCGCAACCTGATTGTGGAAGGTGGGCCAGCCGGGGCGCATGGTGAACTCGAAGGGCCAGAATTCGCCCTTGGCGTCGATCATCCCGGAGATGTCGCAGAAGCCGACGTAGTCCATCTTCTTCAGCGTCTCCGTCATGGGCTTCAGCGCCATGTCGGCCAGCTTGGACTTCCGGACGTACATCGAGAGCGTGCCCATCTCGCCCGTGTTCGGGCCGAGGTCGTGCGCCATCAGCTTCTTGTACTCGAAGTTCTCATACCAGAAGCGCGACCAGCCGTGCGGACCGAACCACCCGCCCACCGCCATCTCCACGCCTGACTTCTTCTCTTGCAGGATGAAGCCATGCTTCTTCGCGTCGTGGCGGTACTTGTCGTTTTTCTTCCAGCGGTCTTGCAACATATGGATCAGCGAGGCGGCATCGTCGGCGACGTAGGAGAGCGCCTTGTCGGCGTCGCCCGACGGTTTCGATACCAGATAGGTCGGGTGCTTCTCGACGTACTTCGCCGCGCGGTCGTAGTCATCGAACGTCACCCCGGGGATCGTGTTCAGCCCCGCTTTCTTCATCGCGTCCTGCCCCAGCTTGCGGTTCAATTCGAGATCCGCAGCGTCCGGGGAGGGACCGAAGACGGGATAGCCGATCTTGCGGTAAGGCTCGATCAGATCGGTGTAGTGCGCGTTGTCGGCAAAGAAGATGAGATCCGCCCAGCCGATCCACTTCTTGCGCAGATCGTCGTAATCGTGGATCTTGGTGACGATGCCCTCGCCCGCCATGCGCTTCGAGCCATCCTTGCGCTTCTGATCGAACCAGATCACCTCATGCCCCGCCAACTGGCAGCGCATCAGCCAATCGAGCGCGTTGCTCGATACGTCGAGGCAGAGGATCTTCACTCGGCTTTGTTGCGCTGGTCTTTGGCGCGGTCGGCCTGCGTGGTGGACAGGATCCCGAGGAGATCCAGCGGGGACATGAGCGGCCCCTTCGGGTCCACGTCCTGCGAGCGTTCGAGCGACTCCTTGCCGATTGGATCGCCCAGCCTCTCGACGCCCTTGCCGCCCTTGTAGAGCATCCGGCCGACGAGGCTCTTGAAGAGTTCGCTGCGGTCCGCCATCCATGCGGCGAACTTGGCGGGGCTGGTCGTCATCCAGCCCATGCCGACGAGGTTCTTGTTCGCACTCTGGAGCACGCGCCGCTCCAGCGGATCCAGCGCCGCCAGCAGCTTCGACTCCTGCGCATTCAACGCCCGAACTTCGGGGACCGCCTTCGCGATCTCCTCTTTCAAGCCGCGCGCGAGATCCTTGGTCGCCTCGATGGTGACGGGCTTCATGTTCCCGTACTGGTCATAGAGGTGGCGATAGGTTCCCTGCTTCAACTGCTGCGCCTTCTGCACCGGGAACAGGTTCGTGCCCGACTCCGGCACGTCGCGCATCACCGGCTTCCCTTGAGCGTCAAGCACGCCTGTCGGCTCCCGGCTTGCCGCGATCTTCTTCGGCAGATCTGGATGGTTCATCCACTCGTCCCAGATCTTCTCGATCTTCGCGACGTTCTTCTCTCCGCGCACGTCGTTGCGGAATTCATCGAAGGAGCGTTGCAGGTAGTTCGCCACGGCTTCCTTGTCTATCATGGCGCTCGAATTGGCGATCTTGTCGCTGAGTTTCTTGTCGAGTTCCGTGACCATGCCGCGAACCTTCTCGACGCCGCCCTTCGTGACGTTGATCCCTTTCTCCAGCAGCGTCGTCACCACCGGATCCGCGCCGCCGCGCCGCATCACCTTCACTCCGGGCTTCAGCGCCGACTGGTAGATGTCTTTCCCTCCTGCCTTCATCGCCTCGCCGGTCTTCTCCGCGACCTTGCTCGCACCACCGCCCAGAAACGTCGGCAGTTGGTTCCAGAGTTCATGCGCGCCCTGCCCTGCCGCCTGTCGCAGCGGCGAAGCGGTCTTCGGATCTCCGCCCACCACCTCCCCGATCTTCTGCCCGCCGACATCCCAGCCACGGCCGAAGAGCGCCGCCGGGTTGAACTGCGAGACGAACTTGCCGGAGGGCGTCGTCGGCGGACGCGAGATCAACTCCGAGGTCTTCTCGCGCACCTTCTCGGGATCCCCGGCGATCTCCGTCGAGGGATAGCCGATCATCGGGAGGGCTTCCTTGCCGATCATGTTCACGGCCGCGCTGCCCAAGCCTGCGACGTCGGAGAGCGGCTTGGCGATGGCCCCGGTCAGGAGGTGAGACATTCCCTCGAAGGGGCCGAACCCGAACGGCGGCTGCTCCGGCTTCACGAACCCGAGCGGATCCTTGGGCGGGGCCTCGAAGGAGGCAGTCGCTCCCTTCGGTGCGGCGGCTTCCCAGTCCGATTTCAGATCCTTCGCCGCTGGCTTCGGGGCTGGGGTTGCGGCATCCCAGTCGTCTTGCAGGCTCATTTGACTACCTCAATGGCCCCGGTGTCCTTCCGCTTGCCGAGCGTGCGGCCGTCCTTCGTCTTGCGTGTCTCGGAGTAGATCTCCTCGGGCTTCGCCGTCGGCTTGTTCTTCCCGGCCGTGTCCATGATCCCGGTGATCTGGTTCTCCAGCGAGTCCTTCGTGTCCCGCGTGGAGGTGATCATGTTGTCGGCTTCCGTCCGCATCTCGGCCATGGTCGAGGCGATCTGATCGGCGGTGAGATCCTTGTTGATGAGTTCATCACCCACCGCAGCGGACGAGGCGTGCAACTGGGCGTTGGACGACAGCCCCGTGACAATGCGCTGGTGCTCGCGCGCGAGGCCCCGGATGGCGGAGTCGAACGCGGTGACGTCGGGATCGCCCTCGACGGACTTCCGGCCTTTCTGGATCCAACGGTTGATGATCGGATTCACGCTCGCCGGTCCCTTGTCGAGCATGGACTGCACGATGTCGGCCTGCTTCTGGAAGTTGCCGACGAACGTCTCGGCCGCAGCGAGCCGCTTCGTCTGATCCCGCAGCGCGTAGGTGAGCGCCGCCCGCTTGGCGACGATGGTGCCGCGCTCGTAGGGGCTGATGCCCATCTCGGCCGCGAGTTTCGGCACTTCCTCGTCCACCATGGAAATGTTCTTCGAGCCGCCCGTCGTGCGCGACAGCCCCGTGCGCCAGCTTTGATCTCCGGCGAGCGTCATCGCGGCATACCACTTAATGGTGTCCGGCGACCAGATCCCGGGTCCGCCAATGAGGGCGTTCGAGCCTTTTTCAGAACCGCCGCTCGCGGCGCTCGCCTTGCCCTTCTTGTCGTACTGCTTGTTCAATTCCGCGATTCGAGTGTCGATCTCCTTCGCGTGCTCCGGGTGCTTGTCGCGGTACTCCAGCAGCTTGATGATCTCGGGCTGCTTCGAGGGATCTTCGGCCGACTGCGCCTTGACGGCCTTCGCCGCCGCTGCCTGCGCGGTGAAGACTGCCGCCTGCTCCTTCAATTCGTTGAGGTGCTGCTTCTCCTGCGCTTCCACCACGGGCATCATCGCTTGGATCGCCTTCAGCTTCGTCGCCGGATCCTTGCCCTTCATGGCGTCGAGGGCCTTCGTGATCCA